ATAAGCTTCACCACTAGACTGTCTCAGAGATACTTTACCTGGGTACGTTGTAGTATCAATACTATTCGGGAAAGCGTCAGTTGTATCGTTATCAGACCAGGTAAAGGGAGATACTTTCAAAACCTTTATCGTGTTAGTTGACGGTGTAGATGGTACTGCCCAGTTGTTTGCTGAATTTTTCCATAGTTTATACACGTAATGCTCTGCTGTATCCAAACTTGTGTACCTCTTATAATTGTAAAGAGTACCGACACCGTCAACGGGTGGTAATTCGTCGGGTGGGGCATACTCAAATCTAAACGGGTGTGTTGGACTTGCATTGTTGAAGGTATACGTCGTACCTTCATAAAGTGTGAGTGTCGCCTGTTGATCACCGTCTATAAAGTATTTACCACCTGATTCTGAAACTGTAAACGTTTTATCCGGTGCCGTTGGTCTAGGTAAAGTAAATTTAAGCATCATACTTCTGATAAGATCTCCCTTATTCATTGGTATATTAGACTCAACGGAGCTATCGAAATTAGGATCACCATTGAACGGTGTTTCTATGGCTTCTATTGAAAATTTTGTGTGTCGTTTAAAATTCATCAGGAAATATGAAAATTCAGGTTCACCAGTAAGCCATTGGTCCTGGATACCAGTGACAGCAAGGTTCAATTTACCAGCCATTCTTACTTTATGTGAGTAAAATTTTATAAATTAAAACGAGGCGTTATGGTAGATGAATATTCAATTACGAAAGTTCAAACCTGAAAGCATGGCTGATGATAAAGTATGTGTTTTTATAGGTAAACGTAATACCGGTAAATCTACACTCGTTACTGATATTCTGTACCACAAAAAGCATTTACCAGCGGGAATAGTTCTATCTGCTACAGAGGAAGGTAATCATTATTATCAACAGTATATACCCGACCTATTCATATACGGTGATTACGATAGAGAAGCTATCGAACGCGTTATGGATAGACAGAAAAAGCTTGTTGGTGCGGGTAAGCCAAACTCTGGTGCGTTTCTTCTTTTAGATGATTGTATGTATGATTCTAAATTCATGAAAGATACGTGTATTCGCCAATGTTTTATGAACGGTCGTCACTGGAAGATATTTTTCATGTTAACTATGCAATATTGTATGGATCTTCCTCCAGCACTCAGGGCGAATATAGATTACATTTTTATTTTGCGTGAAAATATAATTCAAAATCGTGAGAAGTTATATAAAAACTTTTTTGGTATATTTCCAACGTTTGAGATGTTCAATAAAGTGATGGACTCTTGTACTGAAAATTACGAGTGTTTGGTATTAGATAACACGTCTAAGAGTAATAGAATAGAAGATTGTGTTTTTTGGTACAAAGCAAAGATTAGGAAAAACTTTAAGGTTGGTGCACCACAATATTGGCAAACACATAAGAAGATGTTTAATCCAAAACACGGTAACTTGAAATTGGGTGATCGTAACACAGTTAAAAAAACGACCACATTAAAAGTTATTAAGAAGAAATGAATAGTTTACGAACTTTATCGAAACAATTATTACATAAAAATATTATTACACCATTAGTTTATCCAGCATATAATGAAATTACATCAGGTGGTGAAAGCGATGAAGGATACCGTGTATTGGTTGATATTTGTCATAGTACAAAAACCATATACGTAGATGAAGACATGTGTGACTACGATAAGTTAAACGATTTACCACGAATTATAAAAACGTTTGGGTGTTTATACCCTAAATACAAACTAATCAGTTAATTATTTTAAATTGTTACATTAAATGATAAGTGTTATCATATTAAATTGGAAACGCCCCGATAATATAATAAACGACATATTACCAAAAATTGTTAATTACAAATTGGTTTCAGAAGTCATCGTATCTCACGGTAACAGTAAAACATACTTTGAAACACCAGAACTAAAAATTGTTAAACATTATCGGGATGAAAATATTAACACAAAATTAGGTGTCGCTTTACGATTCTCTAGGTCGTGCGATGCAAAAAACGATTGTATTTTAATAATTGATGACGATATGTTACCGTCAGAAAATTACGTTAACAAAATGTACAAAAAGTATAAAAAGAATCCTAATGTGGTTATAGGTTCAGAAAAAAGATACGTTTCCGAAACCAAAGGGTATTCAAATAAAAAGTTTTTAATGGGCGATCAACAAATTGTATTAACTCAAATTTTAATGACAAACAAATCGATATGTAAAGATTTCATGAACGAAAAACATAAGATGAATGACTTCGCCTTGAAAGCTAAACCAGTATGGAACGGTGAAGATATATTATTAAATTTAATTTACATTAAAAATTATAACAAAACCCCAATTTATTTGAAACCAACCAATGGTGATGTAAAGAAATTAAAAACCAATAACGCTATAAGTAGTGATACAGGACATTATAAATATAGAAGAGAGTTTTCTAAAGCAGCTTTAGAAAGATACGATATTAATACTAATTATAATTATATAAAATTATTAGTTTTACTAATTTTAATATTTTTATTGATAGTTTACATAATCAAGGTAAGTAAATAATCAGGCTAACGCGTAAACGTAAAAAATCAAAAAACTTTGCACATATAAATGTCAACTGACGTGAGTACTTTAAACCTTTCCGAGAATAGCGATGGTATGGTAGCATTAAATAATAACATGTCTACGAATTTCATAGAAAAAGGACAACAACCTATTATAGAACCGCCGAATATTGTATCGGAAAAAAATATTGATTTTAAACAAAGTACTATGGACTCTACTCCAATTCAAGATGTTATGCAAGCAGAATCACCCCTCGAACCACCAATGATGGCAGTTGACCCACGAATGACACAGGCGCAAGCGCAATCACCAATGATGGGTCTTCAACAACCAAACGAGTCTAGACAAAAGAATTCTAGCCAAAACCCATTTAACTTAACTGATGATCAGTTTCAAGCTCTCGTGGTCGCTGTTTGTACTGCGATAGCGATTAGTAAGCCAGTTCAAGAAAAACTCGCAAATTTCGTACCACAATTTCTTAACGACCAAGGGAACCGAAGTGCCGTTGGTTTGGGTTCGACTGGTGCAGTCGCCGCCATTGCATTCTTTTTGTATAAAAGATACGCTTAATTAGAATTAAAGTGTGAATACATTTTATCACCACCAAACAATAAATAAGAAATTATAAACCCAATGGTTAATCCCAATGCCCGAAGTCCAACAACAGTCACTGTACTCCGTGTATTTTTACCGAACCTAACAAAATCTTCTTTTATATTTTCGTTCGTTTCTGTAATTAAGAGTGTAAAAGCTAAACTTATTATAGTCGATATCAAAAGGAAAGGCATATCAAGGGAAAGACGTCCCCATACTTTACCACCTCTTGGCATCATACCCAAAACATTAGGTATAATAAACAATAAAAAGATCACATTAGACCAATATTCACTCGCGAGTAGTGGTATACTCGATAAAGATAAAATTCCATTCCATAATAAAATAGCTTTTGCTAAATCAACTTTTGTCGCTGACATTATTACATTTACCTTAGATTATTTATCCTGGACGTGTTTACCACAAAATTTAGTTTTGTTTGGTATTTCTTTATAGATTCCGAGTTGGACGCACATATCTCTCAATTTTTTGAAATTTGTCCAATAATCTTTACTGTGTGAATACTCATCGACCGTTGAGTGTGCGAGTTCGTGTATTAATACGTGGAATATTTCGTTCGTATCACCGTCTAAGCATAAACCAATTTCATTACCTTTATTCGTGTTATACCCAATGTGTCCATTTGTCCTGTGATACATTGTTAATGGTACTTCGTGACGTAAAACTTTAAACTCACTATGTCCAGTTGTTTGTATATGTTCCCTGAGAATTCTATATTTTTCCCGTACTTCTTTTACCTTTTCGTTTTGTTTCGTACTCATGTATATATACACGTTTATGATAAGTAGAAGTATAGCGAGTATCATCTTACCATAAACCTATATAAAAATATCAAGTAAAGGTATATGAGTAACTCCAATGTTCCCCAGGAACTTCGTAACCTCGGTGTTAGGAACATGAATATTACAGGTCTTGATCTAGAAAATAGAAACTTAACCAATTTACCATCATCTATTGGTAAACTTAAAAAACTAGAGGAACTTATTTTGGCCGGGAATGATTTAAACTCATTACCATCATCTATTGGTAACCTTAAAAAACTTACGCATCTTAATTTGAACAGTAATGATTTAACCTCAATACCAACATCTATTGGTAACCTTAAAAATCTACAGGTACTTACGATGAGTAGTAATCGTTTAAACTTGTTACCATCATCTATTGGTAACCTTAAAAATCTACAGGTACTTGAGTCGGAGGGTAATATTTTAAACTCGTTACCATCATCTATTGGTAACCTTAAAAAACTTGAGTTTTTTGGTTCGGGAGATAATAAATTAAACTCGTTACCAGAATCAATCGGTAAACTTACAAAACTTGACACACTTAAATTGTCTGATAATCAATTAAACTCGTTACCACCACAAATCGGCAACCTTAAAAATCTTACGTTTCTTGGATTGGCTGCTAATAAATTAACATCTATACCAAAAGAGATCGGTAAGCTTACAAAACTCGAGGCAATTCTTTTAGGCTTTAATAAGTTAACCTCGTTACCAGATGAGATCGGTCGTCTTCCAAACCTAAGCTCCATTTATATACATAGTAACCCAAACCTTAGAATTATACCAAAATCACTTCATCGATCTGGTTTAAGCATTACTAAGAGTAGTTGGACACGTTTTGAACATATACCACTTAGACCTGTACAACGTAGAAACGTACCCCTAAACACTAATCGTAACGATCCTATATCTGGGTATAATTTTAGTGTCGGTAATAATGCCTTAAACCTCGGATACAATAGGTACTTAACTGAAAAATCACTTCTAAACTGGATAAAAACGAAAAATAAAAATACTAATATCACTAATATTAACACTTTATACAGTCTTAACCCAAACACAAATATCGTTTCAAATCCATTTACACGACAACCATTATTTAGAAGAAACTTAAATTTCGTCAAGTTTGTAAAACCAAATAAACCAAACACACCGAACACTCTCGTGAAAAACCTAAACAAGATGAAATTAAATAACATACCAAAAACACCGAACAAACCAAACACGATAAGAAAAAAGGCGGGTAACGCCGCTCAGAGTAGACGTACTAACAGAAACTAATCATTTCTTATACACAAACCTAAATTTACTATACAAATCCGAAACCGGGTTCCCTTTAAGATCTTCCCACAGTGTTAAAGTAAACCCCAAATTTTCCATTCGCGTGAATAACATATCTTTATGCGCGATAGGTTCGACTTTTGGTCCGTCGGCATAATACGGCGTATCGGCTAAATGAACGTATAACTTTTCCCCAAAGTTCCCCGAACTCGTATGTTTCATTAGAAAGTAGTTCCCTAACTCATCTTTTACGGGCGTGTTCATGATAATCTTATCGGAATTTGGTATGATCCCTATGAATTGACCCCCGGGTTTAAGTCTATTTTTAATTGCTAATAAAGACGTCTCGAATAACTTGGGTGATTCGAATATATAGTGTAACGCAAAGTTATAACATACGACGTCGTATTTCCTTTGTGGACACGCGAATATATCACCTTCATAAAAATTGACGCGTATTTTCATGTTCTTTGCGCGCGACTTAGCCTCCTTAAGTGAGTCTGGGTTTGGTTCACACATGCTTATATTAGCCCCGGCGTGTTTCCACTTTTGGAGATCACCACCGAATCCACATCCTACATCCAAAATACTGTCGCCTTCGCGGGTAGCCGATTGGATGAGGAGACGCTTAGACTCGTTATGGTACTTACGTATCTCCTCCATTTA